ATCAGGATCAACTATACCTAATAGATTTAATCCAATACCTAATGTAGTAGGAAATGTATTTTTTAATGTTACTAAATCACCTTTGCTTGGTAAATACCCTAACATACTATTACTAAGATAACCTGTTTTCATATAATCTAATAAATCTTTGTTAGAGGCATTTTTCATATCTTCAATAGACATATAAGGTCGTTCTTCTGCTCGTTCTTCTTCAAATGTTTTACCATTATCTTGATTAGGTTCAGAAAAACCAACATAACGACAAGCCTTCATCACTTCATCATAAATATATCCTTCAGGACAAGCCGGTATTCCTTCTTCATCTGTTACTGGAGGTACAAACTCTACAGGGTATTGATCTGTTTCATTGGCATAAAAACCTTCTGGTGAATAAGGATTACGAAATACTCCGTACTGGTTCATGTCAGGTTGTGCCATAGGTGTATTGGCATTGACGTTTTGATCTAAATATCCATTAATAATATTTGTAGCTTCTGTTCCTTGAAAAAAAGGTGTATAGGCCATTATTGTAACCTCTCGTCATTTAAAGCAGAGTCAATAATCTTTTGATTTATTTCTTGTTGTTTCATTTGTTTGTTTTGATTATCTTTTAAAATTTCTGTTGCTAATTTTTGTTGTTTTAAATTCATGTCCTCAGTTTTATACAGTTCATCTGATTGTAGTTTTCTTGCTTTAAGTTGTAATTCAGCTTGATCTTTTGCTTGTCTGTTGCGTAGTTCTTGTTGTGCTAACATTAAAGTAGGATCGGGCTGTTGAGGTTTTGGTGGAGGTGGAGGAGTGACAGCAGGGTTGTTAAAAAACTGAGAGGCGTCTTTGTAACCGGCATTTTCCAAATATTTTTCTAGTGTGTTGTAAATCTTTTGTGGATCTACAATACCCATTCCACCTGTACTAATTAATTTTTCTTGTACTGCTAAAACTCTACCTAAAACTTCTAGTCGTTGATCTTGTGAACCACTACCAAGTCCAACTTGTACTGTTGCATTGTATCTATCTACCCATTCTCTAGGGTTCATGTTTACAAATTTACCTCTAAGCTGAATGATACGATCCTGGTCTTGATGTTTGCAAATTAAAGTTAATAAACCTTGAAACATTCTTTTTACACCTTCAGAAAAGTTTCTAGCAATTAATTCTATACGCTGTGTAGAAGCGTTCATCATAATATTTGTAGTTGTTGCTGTTTGATGTGATTTATTTATAGCATCTGCATCTAAACCCATTTGTACTTTTGTAACACCTGATCGTTGCTCTTTAATAGAATCAATTTTATCTATCATAGCTAAACCTTCTTGCATAAAATTAGGTGTAGCCATTGGCGATACTGCTCCAGGTGATTTTACTCTAACAATACCACCTGCTCTACTGGTTAAAAGATCATCTATGTTTGCTTGACCATCTACAACAACTGTGCGTGAATTATTTTGTAAGTACGCATTGTTTAAAATTTGTCTTAGGAGTGTTGTTTTTATTTCTTGTACGTCACCAATTAAATCATACATGGAAAGACCATAAAATTTATGAGGCATAGGTACTGGTGTTACCATAGCAAAAGGTATTTGCTCTATTTCTTCATTTTCTAAAATGTGATACGCATTATTCCCACTACCACCCACAACCACATGACGTAATTCTGCTATACCATCATTATCATAATCGCATTTCATGTAGCAATCTATGACTTGAACAACTGTTAATGCAGGATCTATGTTTTGATATTCCTGTGACATATCAGAATCATCATAGTTCTTTCTTGTTTCTGCCTCGTTGTTATAAATAAACTCATCAGCAGGAGGAAGTTCATTGATAATTTTCTTATCAAATCCCATGTTGATTAATTCAGATCTTGTTTTAAAAACTCGTTGACCAATAAAATTGCAATCGTCTAAACTTGTTGCTGTAGAAGTAACTAAAATACTTTCTGGTGCTACATTTTCAATACATACTCGGCCATAGTCTTTAACTCGTTTAACTTTGACGTTATACGTTGCTTCATCTACATCAATATTGTCTAAATCAATTTCAGCTACGTTATCTTCAACTTCTACAACCTCTACTTCAGGATCAGCAATTAAGGATTGGTATTCGGCCTCTGTTAAATTTTCGTAAGATTCTTTTTTTTGCTCTTTAGATGTTTTCCAATAGTATTTAACAAATCCATTTTTAGAAATAAGAGCATCTTTAAACAAAGTATGCAAAATAGAGTAACCATTATTATCAACATTAAAAATATGATTAATATAATCACTAGCTTGTTCAGCGTATGCCACATCTTCCGGTCCATTAGGAGAAAAACGAACAATACTCTCCCCTTGCGTAAATATTCGCATCATGCTTGGTAGTATTGATTCTACTACTTCCAACATATCTTGCGATCTAACTTGGCTTTGACCTTCTACTTCGTTACCAAGAGGCTCTCCTAAGTAATATCGTAAGGCATTTCTGCGTTGTTCTGTTAAATCACTCCCATAGTACCCTACTGAGTTTGTAATCTCCTGTGAGATTAAAGAGAGTAATCGTTGTTTTGTTAATTTCATCTATACTATTCCTAATTTTGGGTATTTAATTTCTGTATTCCAGTTTTTAGTTTCTTGTAATCCGGTGCAAAGATACCTGAAAGCATCTGCACTATGCGAAGTCCAGTTATGCTCCGGTCTATTTTTTGTTATTCCTTTATCATCTACAGCCCATCTGTACTGTCTAAGAGCATCTAGGCCCTCTTTTGTCTTTTCAAAGTCAAAATAACACCTGGAAAGCGTCATACGAACAGCATTTATGCCATCTTCTACACTCATCTTCGGTACGATGCTTGTAACCAGGCCTAAAGATTGTGCTATTTCAACTCTTGATTTGCCTGTACCAATTTCTCGTACATTAGCATCATGAGGTAAGTAGTGTGTATTATAGACATAGCCTTTATCATCTAATATATTGGCATAATATTCTAGTGACTCGCCACTATCTTCAAAGTAATCTATTAAATGTATGGCTGTTCCTTTTTGTTGAACAAACCAAATAGCCGTTTTATCTTTCATACCTAGATCCCAAAAGGTATCAACCTTGATTGTAGGATCATAAGGTACTTTTGTTATTCTGTTCTCATCATCAGCTTTATTTAAGCCTAAGGCGTAGATACTGCCGATAGCATTACTTTCAAAAGAACATTCATACTCTGCCTCATATATTTCAGGAGGCATCATTTTTTTTGCTTCTGCTAATTCTTCTTCTTTGACAACTTTAGTTTCACTAGCTTTAAATAATCTTGTTAGCCACTTCTCATCATGTACGCCATGTTGGTATAAATCAAAAAAAGCATTGTGTCCTTGTGGAGTACCAATCGCTATCATAAAACCTTCTCTATCACTTAAAGCAGGTCTAATTACTTCAGTCCACATCTTCGGTGGCATTTGGGCCACCTCATCAAGCACAACTCCATCTATATACAAACCCTTTAGGGTTTGAGGTCGCTCACAGCCTAATAACTGTATTCTACCCCCATTAGGTAGCTCTGCTCTAAGCTCTGTTTCATGGTAATCCATGTTTGGTAGTACGCTTGTGTAGTATTTAAGATAATCCCACGCTATTCTTTTTGCCATACTGTAAGTAGGAGCAATATAATAATAACGAGGTCTAGGAAGGGTACATTGGAGGCATTTCTTAATCAGTTCGTTTATGGTTAAGACAGTTTTGCCAAATCTCCGATGACATACCAGGACATTAAATCGTTTTAAATTTTCGTGGACTTCTTGTTGTAGTTTTCTAGGCTTGTAAGGGATTACTATTTTGTTCATTAAGCATCTTTCTTCTCCCCTTTAATAAAATCTTTCATTCTCGCCACCTCTGTATTCTTAACAAGGTTATTGCCCACCTTATTAGGATAGACAGTTCTTTCATTAAGATTCTTAACCAGATCTGAGAAGTCTAATATTTTTACTTTTACTTTTTTCTTTTTCATAAAGCCTTTAAGAAGTAGCCCCCCAGTTGTAATGGGTTCTATAATTA